TGTATTAATCTCCACAGTCATTGAAGCTTGTTCAAAGATACTCCAATGCTGATGCTGAATGCAATACTTGAGCAATCCAGAAAACTTTTCATTCTCTTGATTTGCTGGATTAGAAACACGAGCACAATATGCCATATGTTTCTCTGCATCTGGTGTTACAGATACAAGTTTAACTTCTGGTTTCATGAATTCGAATTCTTCAAACATTTCTTTCACAATCCATCTCCATCATCATCGTTTATTAGTTTATATTTTTGATTTATTTTTGTATTTTCAAATAAGTCTTCTTCATCATCATAAAACACTTCATCATAATCATCAATATAAGAAGCAACCTCTTTATATTGTGGTTTATATGAATCAACATCAGAATACACTTCTGATTTTAAACACTCCACAAGAGACTCAAGGTTTTTAATGATTAATTTAAGCTTTTCTTTATCCATCATGATTAACCCTCACAAAGGTAATTATACACAAAAAAAGAGGGTTCGTCAAGAACCCTCAGACTCAAACATTTTTTCAAACCACTCCACTAGATGAATTTGATAACAAGACCAATATCGGCAACCACGATATGTTAAAAGATAACAAGCAGGACTTCTATTGTCCTTATCCATATCATCATAATGGTAATGGTAATTTTCCATTACTTATTCAGCAATAGAACTTCTAGATAAATTAAATAAATGAATACTGTTGATGCACCTGTGATTGCAGCAATTGTAGCAATCACTTTCCTGCACCTACGTTTATTAGAAGTGCTTGATAACGACGTTGCTCTTTTTGCTTTTGCTCTTTGATAAGTTGGAGCACATTGAGTTTTTTAATCACTTATGTCCCTCCTTTACGAACTTAACACCACGATAGGTTTCGTTGTATTGTTGGGGTTGTTGCATCATTTGTTGTTGATACTCTAGACGCTTTTGAGTATCATACTCGATACCACGATATACGACTTTAGACATTAGGTTTTCTCCTTAGTTTTTTAAGTTAAAGAGCGTTCCTTCAGTCGGCTTTTGCGTTCGCTATTTGCAAATAGCGAATGAACGATCCGTTCCGAGTCGGCTTACTTCCGTCTGATTTTCAGATGAACGTAAGGTCATTATAGACCTGTTAATATAGTTATGCAAGTAACTTTGTAAAATGTTATACTATTTTTACTATTTCTTTATCTTTCAATATAACTTAAAGTGTGATTAGTTGCATAGAGTTGATGAATAATCATATCACATCCAATTTTAGGATTACAGTCGCCACATGTATAAACGTCTACAGCTGCTTTACCTTCTTCAGGCCAAGTATGAATACTAATGTGACTCTCAGACAACAAGCAAATTACAGTGACTCCCTGTGGTTCAAACTTCTTTGAGATAGTCTGAACTACAGTAGCCCCACTTGCAACTGCTGCGTTTTCTAAAAGGTCAATAAGACAACGCTCGTCGTCCAAAAGAACAAACGAGCATCCATACAAGTTAAGTAGATAATGCTTTCCCATTTTACAGTGGATTCTCCTCCGCTTCCTTAATCAATGAACTTACAATCTCTTCTGTTCCGTCCAGTGTTTTGATAGCGTACAGAGACGATCTTTGATATTTTTTTACTTTTTTATATTGCTTTAAAAGATTTTTTACTTCATCTTTATAAATTGATACTTTAATTTTTTCTTCGCTAAAACCTTCACTCATTTTCTTTTCTTTTTGTCTGGTTGTTTGTATCCCCACAATTTGGGATTTGTTCTTCCATATCCAAAATCAATTTTCTTGATTGACTCAGATCCATACTTATCATAATACATATCAAAAATTCTAACCCGAGTTCCTCTAACCAAATCAATATAAGTTTTTCCATCAACATCATACCATATTAGATAGGCATCATTCGGAAAAGATGGGTCTTTTACTTTATCAATAGTAGTATTTTGAAGAAGAATATCACAACCATATTCTTGAGGGAAAACTTGTTTTTCATTCTTTGACGATTCTGCCATAGATTCTCCCTGTGCTCTTTTTACAATATCACGAAGTTTACTCACGAACGTCCCCCCCATTGAATATCAGGATATGCTTCACTCACAACTTCTTTAGTAATCTTATATTTAGTCTGTAGATTTTTATCCTTAACTAAACAAAGTATTTCTGCCTCAAGTGGATGTAGACCTTGAAGAATATTAATAAACATTGTTTCTCTTCGGATAGAGCTCAGGGTATCATTTCCACCTTTCACAAAGTTATAAAACATATGATGTTCTTTTCTAATGGAAGAAAATCCCTGATCCATAGACCCCAAGGAATTTGAATCTAATTCTTCCATTTTAGATACTGCATCATCTATTTTACCACTCAAGGTTCCACTGTATGAAGTTTGCTCTCCAGCACTCGCATAAGGAACATCTCCTTCAGGTAGAAGAGAAACAATACTCTCATCATAATTCCAAATAAAAATAGTCTTTAAAGATGGATCTTCATATCTTTTAAGAACTTCAACCTTCTTTGCGTTTGTTCTTTGTTTAGATACCAAGTTTAAAACTTCAAATGCAAAAGGATTTGTGGGAAGTTCTTGCTTTATAGTATCAGTACTATTCGTTTTCTTCGTTTTCGTCGTAGTCATAATCGTAATCGTTTTCAAATCTTACAGAGACAATTTCATCAGGTATTACCTGCCCATTTTCATCAAAAAACTCTGGATGCAAATATGGAGGTCTTGTTTCCAGTAAATGCCGATAAGTTATCCATCCTATTATACCTCCTGTCATAAAAAATAGCAACGTGAACATTACAGTGAATGTAATTACATATGCTGTTTCCATTTGTTTTCTCCAGAGAGTTTATTTTTTTCTAATATCAAAGTGAAACTCCATAAAAAAATGAAACTCTCTCCTGAAGAGAGAAATCATTTTACCAAATTTCACTTGAAAAGTTTTTGGTTCTAATGATTTTCTCCTCCTATTCCTAAGTAATAACTCAACACCCCTGTTTATCTGGGGTTCTAAGTTATTTAGTCTTCTTTTTTCTTCCCGGTCGTTTATCATAACTATACTTCTGAGCATCATTTAGAATATTATACAAGTAATCTTTAATTTTTCTTGCATTAGGTTTTGATACATATCCATACGCTTCACGAAGTTGTTTATGCATTTCATCAGAACCACCTTCAAGATAATCATCCAAATCTTTAATAAGATTAGTAATTTCACTTATAATAGGAGTTTGAAGAAATTCTTCAATTTCATATTTTTTTGCTCCCCTTATTTTAAGATAATCATAAAACTTTAAAACAAATTGACCTTTAAATGCAAGATCGATTGCCTTTTCTACATCATAATACACTTCATGAAATGTGCTATTCATTAAACTAAATTTTGCTCCTTAAGATATTGAATAGTATCTGTACACCCACCAATACGTTTATCATCAACGACTACTTGAGGAAAAGTAGATCCTTCTCCAAACTCAGAATAAAATTCATTTCGTGTAAAATCAATATTTAATTTATATGTAACGTATGGAAGAGATGCCAATTCCAAAACTTGTTGTATTTTTGTACAATATGGACAACCTTCTTTAGAATAAACAGTGAATTTCATATTTTTTAATAAACTGAAAGTTATTTAGTATTAATTGGAACTCTTTTATCTTCATTAAGTCTTAATGGACCAGCATCTAATAAATGTTCTTTTCTTGTGGCACATTCATTCTCCTTTACATTTGACATTATTATACTGTTAGTTGGAAGTTGTTTTGGGATTTCTATGTCCACAACCGGTCCCATTAAAAATTTATTACGTGTATAGGTTCTATTTTGAGGGTCAAAAGAAACCATCCGTAGTGCATCTTCTTCTATACCACAATCGGCAAGTTTCTTACCAGTTCTAGTATTAATTACTGAGAAATACTCTTCATTATATTTTTTCATAAGTATCCAAAAATCTTATCTAAACTCATAGTTTTCCCCCTATCTTTCCACCAATTTAATATTTCATTTCTAGAATATTCTCTAAATTCAAATTCCCAATGAGTACTTTCAGAACCTCTTTTAAAGTCTTCAACAAATAGGGGGAAAGTATATGCTTTTGTTTCTGGACCAAAAATTGTACACATAATAGTCTCTACACTAGGTCCGCTAAAATCACCACTTCTAATATCTTTATCATATCCCCGATAATCATAGATAAAAGTTTTTCCATTATAGTAAGTATCAAGAAGATTTTTTACGTGCTTTCTTGATATTAAGTAAGCAGCAGATGACCAATCACACCAACATCTATTTCTAAAATGAACATCTGGTTGAAAGAAATTAAACATTGTACCAATATTTCTAAGTAAGCACAATTGAACAATATCCCAATTTTCAGGCAAACGTTCAAAAAATTCTTCCCAAGTAAAGTTCCAATATTCAATCGTTTCAAAGCTCAAATCATCTTCACAAACAAAAATATAAGGTTCATCTGTATTATTATACCATTCATATAATACTTTTAAGTGAGAGGTAAAACATCCAAAATGTCCCTGAGGATATCCTCGGTCATAATGAGGACTAAAAAATCTTATATCATGATCTCCATGTCTATATCTCTCAAATATATGAGAAAAAACTTTTGATATTTTATATTCATTTAACATAGAAATGAATCCACTCACCCTATCCAACCTATCATTAATTCCAATAAAATGAATTGTTGGAAAATTATTTAATTTTTGTTCAGTGGATAAAGATCTATTAGTTCTTGCTTTAACAGTAAAACCTCTTGCCATTTTATAAATTTATAAGTTGATTTAATGAAATATTTTTACCCTTAGTTTCCCACCAATTTAGAATTTCTTTATAAGATTTTAAATTTACAGAATTTGGAGTTTGATTTTCTGAAGAATATTCTAACCAAGTAGAATTGAAAGAAACGTTTTCCAAAAACAAGGGGAAACTATACACTTTATCATTGCCAAAACAAGAATAAACTAAATTCTCTATGGTAGGAAGGAGAAAATAATATGAATAAAATTCCATTTCTCTACACCATTTATCTCTTCCTTTGTATTCCAAAACTATAGATTCTTCTGGATAGTAATTCTCTACTAAAAACTTAGCATGTTCTCTATTAATCAAATATGCACATCCAGACCAATCATCAAAACAACGATGCCTAAATTTAACTTCTGGATTATAAAATAAAAACATATCCTCTCTAACAACACACAATTGGACACACCCCCAATCATCAGGCAATTTATCGAAAAACTCCTCCCAAGTAAAGTTCCAATATTTTACACTCTCAAAACTCAAATCATCCTC